AGGCGCTGCGCGGCTTCAGCTTCCACGCCAACATCGGTGTAAGCGGTCAACTCCTGCCGTGCTATTGCCAGTGTTTCGCGCTGGTCTTCGGCAGATGCCACGCCGTTCAACAGGTTCAGCAAAGCCGTTTCCGCGCTTTGCGCATCATCCCGGTAACGCCTGCTCCCCTGCACCACCAGATCAGTAATTGAGGCCGTGTCGCCAATGGCAGCAATCACGGTTTCAGCCGAACCCAGCCGGGTTTCCAAGTCGCCCGTGGTCAGGTCGAACTCCGAGGTGTTTACTTTGAGCGCAATCTGCCCTTGCAACGAGTCGATGTCCACCTCTGCCGTGGTGATGCGGTCCACTGCGTCTGTCAAATCAACTGTGGAGGCTTTCAGCAAAACCTGCCCGTTCAGACCATCAATCTCAGCCTCAGCAGTAGTCAGACGAACATCCAGCCCGTTGTACAGAATCAGGTCAGCCGGTGACAACGTGGCCGACGCAATGGCCCCATCCACATAAGCGGTTGAGGCTTTCAGGGTGATCGCGCCTTCTGCCGCATCCAGCCGCAAGTCCACCGTGTTCAGGTGGTCGTTGGCAAGCTCCAGCCCGTAAATCTCCACCAGCCCGGTAGCGGGGTTGACGTTGATGCCTGCATCTGACACCGTTTGCTGCGTATTGTTGATGGCCGTCAGCGCACTCAGCACGTCCACGGCAGCTTGGTCGAGGTCCAGGCGTGCCCGTTGGTTCAGGCCGTCCTGTAGCGCAGCCAGCTTCGCCAGTGGGTACGGCAGTGCCGGTTGTGCGGTGTTGCCGTCGATCAGGTCAATGCGCGTGTTCAGGTCGGTCGCCAGTTCGCTGGTGGTGATTTCTCCGGCCAAGGCATCCAACAGCAGCGCCACATCCTGCCCAGTGGTCACGGTCACACCGTTGGTGCCACCCGCAGGCACCAGAGACTCCACGCCATCCACGGTTACCCAAGTCAGCCACAGGTGCCAAGTGGTCGCCGGGTTGGTCGCGTAGCTGGAAACAGTCCCGCCAAACTCAGTCAGTCGCACCGCGTCAGCAAACACCGGCATTGCCAGTGTGGAGCCATACAGGCGCGATTTTGCGTGCCCGTGCCCTGCCGTGTAGGCAGGCGAGTCACACTCCACCAGCAAATTCATGATGGCCGCTGTGGCTGTAAACCCGCTCGGCGTGGGCGGCGGTGTCAGGTCAACCTCGTAGGCCGGTTCCAGCACAGTGCCGGGGCCGGTAATCACCGACCCGCGTCCACCCGTGCCACGGCGCACGGTGATCATGCCAACGTCAAACAGGTGTCGCCACGTCAAGCCCTTATCTAGGTCGTCTCCACGCGTGCCCAAGTAAACCTGCATAGCCTCGCGCAGCTTCTCCAGAAAGTTGGCGCTCTTGGTCGGCGGGAGGTCTTTGCGTTCGTCAGTCATGTCAGGTACTCGCTAACTCTTGCATTGAGTGGGCCATCGCAATCCCCTGCACCGCCGTGGTGCCCGACACCTCGATCTGGACCGTGTTGGCGTAGTAGCCGCTGGGCAGGCGAAAGGGTTTGTTGTCGGCCACCGTCTGGGTGTGCTTGAGCGTGCCATCAGCGTACAGCTTGAACGTCACCGGGTAGGTATCAGCCACCACCTCGGCGCAGGCGAAACCTTGGGTCGGCTTGGGCAGCTTGTGCAGCTTGCTCTTGAATGTCACGGTCTTGGGTGTGCCAGCGTCGAACTTCTGCACGTTGACCCCATCCAGCACAAACAGCGCGTCCTGTAGGTCATCCACATGCAGCGCATCCACGCCGAAGTCTAGAAAGTACATGCCGTTTGGGTTGGCCGGGTCGAAGATGAAGCACTTGCGTGCGCCATCGTTGTAAAAACCGAAGTAGCGCCCCTCGTACATGCAACCTTTGATCGTGCTGGGCACCAGTGCCTGCCAGTCGTCACGGGTCATCACGCCCTGCGTCAGCATCCGGGGGCCACCGTTGCCCACGTAGGCCAAGCCATCAGGACTCGCCCATGCCACCCCGTGCCCCATGCCCACCGCAGACAGTGGAGCCACGCAGGCTTGGTAGAACTCGATGGGCTGTTCATCCATCGCGTCGGGTGTACCACCTGTGATGATGCTCGGGTTGCCGTTGGTCAGCACCACAAGGTTCTGCCCGAAAGTCGCCAGCGCCACGGGTTGCGCGTTGCTTGGCAGCACCTCATAGGCAATCGGCCATGCGTAGAAGGTGTAGGCTTCGCAGAAGCGGATCGAGCGCCCGTCAATCCCGGCCATCATGCCGTTCCACAGTCCAGTCAGAAAGCTCAATCCCGCAGGGGGCATCAGCCAAGTGGTGGTCGGCAGCACCTCGCCCAAGTCGCGGTTGTCATCGGTCGTTGTGGTCAGCGTGCTGGAAATCTCGCGCAAGAAGTAAAAGTCTGCCCCGCTGCTGCTGGACTGGGTGCGGTAGATGCGAATGCGGTCAATCCCGTAAGCCCCGGCAGGGGGTGCGGCCAGTGAGTTGATCGTCACCGTGTCGTCTGCCTTGCAAGTTAATTGCAATGACGGGCTGGCCGGAGCGGATTCTTCCCCAATGTCGCTCACATAAGTGTAGGTGTAGTAGCGGGTTTCGGTCAGCGTGCTGGTGCCGCCAGAGGCAAGCAAAGTGCAAGCCGTGGCCGGGGCAGGAACACCCAGTTCACGGTAAGCCGTGGGGTACGGAGCGGCAGACAATGCCAGTGTAGTGTTGGTCCACTTGGGTGCACCGGACCCGGTGTAATAAGTGCGCTCGGCAGTATCGGCAGCGTTGGGGGCCACCACGGCATGGACTTGAGTCGTCCAGCTTAACCAGTAGTTGGTGTCGCTGATGACATCCCGGCCCATGCGGTGGATGGTGGCCCGACCGGCAGGCACAGTGGCCTTGTTCAGTGGTGCGTTCCACGGGCGCAAGTCGCCGCGCCCCGGATGCTGATTAGTCGATTGCGTGCCCACCGTCTCCGGCAGCAGCATGGGGTGCAGGGCGCGGTTCTCGCCAAGGAAGCCAGATAGTCGGATGATCATTTTTGGCAAGCCTCTACAAGGGTTCGGATGTCTGAAACATGGCCCGAACAGACCGCTGCCAGGCTTCGATATTCCTCTGTGCTTGCAATGAGTAATCGACCAAAGGTAGTGGCTGTGACAGTGCAGGCATCAAGACTGGTTGCTGCGGCTCTGCTTGCAATGTCGAGGTCGTCCCGCAGCCCTGAAGCAGCAGTACGAGCAGCATCAGCATCCCGGCGAAGCACAGCCCCGCGAGTCGCCGCATTGTTCTGAGCCACGATGACTGCCGTTGAAGCTCGGTCAGCAACGACCCTTGCAGCCCGTTGGATTTCAATTCGCTCTTGTGCATGATTCAACTCCTGCTTGGTGATTTGATGAGCCTGTAAATTCCATGCCACGGCAAAGCCAGCGGCAGCGGCGACGGTGGAGACGATCAGGGTGATATTCATGACACGCACTTCTGGTACTCGCGCTCACGGCGCAGCGTCAGGCCGCGCAATGGCTGGCCTTTGAACTTGTCCCACACAAGAATTTGCTGACACGCCCCGGCATAGTCACCCGCGTTGAGCTTGCGCACCAGCGTAGACCGGCAGAATGCACCGCTGCCAATGTTGTAGCTCAGTTCCAGATAGGCGTCATATTCATTCTGAGTCAGGGGCACGGTCACGCACTGCTTCAAGGCACCCTCAAACTTTTGCACATCGGCGAATGCTCGGGCTACTGCTTGCGGCGCGGTGATCTTGTCGCCCAGCTTGACACCGGTGGTGGTGCCAAAACCGATGGTCGGAACATCGCCCGGCACGGGGATGATGGCCTTGTCCGAGTAGCCCTCCGACATGATCAGCCCCACCAATGCAGCAGCGCTCAGTGTCAGCCCAGCAATGGTTTTGCGTTGGATCATGGCAAGCTCTTAGGTTGCGCCACCAGCCTTGCCACAGCAGCCCCGGCGCTGGTGAACACGGCCAGCATTGCCATCGTGTGCGGTGGCACAAACTCACCGAAAAATGGCAGGGCCACCTCGGCGGCTGAAAACAGCGCACTCAGCAGGGCGAGCCGGACCGACCACGCCTTGAGAAACACTTTCTTTGCGTCAGCAATCAGTTCCATGACCACCCCCACATGTCCAGCCAGATGAGCCAAAAAGTTATTTGCAAGTCGTTCACATCAACCCCGCTTTCTTGGCAAGAAACACACCCACCAGCGCCACCGCAGCCCACACGGCTTTACCCACCCAGTCCGCGCTTTGCTGCTGCAACGGCTGGGCTTTTTCGATTGAGTCAAGCCGCGTTTCCACTTTTTCCAGCACCTTGAACGCACGCTCAAGCGCTTGGGTGGCCTGCTGTTGGCGCTCCTCAATAATTGCCAGCTTGGTGACAGCGGTGGCAAGCTCTTTGAGCACATCCCTCATGCCCGAAACATCGGCGTGCAGGTTGTCTAAACGAACGGCAATCACTTGTACCAACCCTTCGGTGGCGTGCGGCTGCATCGGTTTATAAGTGGGCATGTCTTGGTGCATCAGTGGCTCCGAATGAGTTTGACGTTGTTGAACACGATCCAGCAGTAGCCAGCCGCCCACCACAGCAGGCCGACAAAAGCCAGCTTGACCACAATCAGCGTGGGCAGCACCCCAAAGCGCTCAAACAAGGGCTTGAGCAGCCCATTGCCCTCGGTCAGCTTCGGGTTGCGCAAGGCAATCACAGTCGTCAGCAGGTCCAACACCTGCAAGCCAATCAACAAATAAAGCATCATGCCAACTCCTTAAGTAAATTTTTCATATGCCGGTAGCTGCCGGTGCGCAGTGCGTGGCCCAAGCACGATGCAATGGCCTCGGCGTTGCCCGCCTTCGCAGACTGGGCAAAGGTGTACAGGCTGTGCTTGCGCACAAAGCGGGTTGACCGCCAAGTCCTGAAGCCCACAAAATTCAGACCGCGCTTGCACTTGTGCAGGCTGTAGCGCGACAGGCTCAAGTTCAGCTCGGCGGCAATGAAGGCTTCGATCTGTGCCAACGCCTCTACGCAGCGCTCACGCGGCCAGCCAAAGATCACAAAATCATCCACATAGCGGCAGTAGCGCTTGGCACCCAGCTCGCGCTTGATGAAGTGATCCAGCGGGTTCATGTAAATCAGCGCATACGTCTGTGAAAGCAGGTTGCCAATGGGGATGCCCACGGGTTGGCCGTATTCGGCAAACTGCATCATTACTTCCACAAACCGTTTGTCTTTGATCTGGCGCTCGATCTGGGTGCGCAACACGGCACGGTCGATGCTGTAGAAAAACCTTTTGATGTCGAGCTGCAAGATGTAGCTGTCAGGTGCGCTTGAGCGAATGGCAGCTTGTGCGTAGT